CGCAAAGCGAGGCGTCCTTTACCGCGCTGAGTGCCGAAGCCGACAAGCTGCGCCCGAAGCTGGAGAAAGAGCTGGCCGATGCGACCTACACGGCCGCCCAGCAGTTGGAGCAGCTGCGTGACAAAACCATTGCGGCGGCGTTGGCGGCCGGCAAGGCGCCGGAGGATATCGACAAACTGCGTGAAAGTCTGGAAAAGCTGATCAACCTGCAGAAGCAAACCGACCAGGCCAAAGAGAATAAGCGCAACGCTGACGCGGCTGCGCGTTCGGCCAAGTCGTCCGCTTCTGCCAATGAGACTTACGTCAAGGGGCTGGAGAAACAGGCCTTTGCCGTCGGCAAGACCAAATCGCAGGTCGCGGCTTACGAGCTGGCGGAAAAAGGCCTGTCCGGGGCGCTGAAAGCGCGGGCTGAGGCGGCACTGGCGGTTATCGCTGCCGGCGAACAGAAAGAGAAATCGGACGCCAACGCAACCAAAAATGCCCAGCTGCAGGCGCAATATCTGAAAGCCACCGGAGACGTGCTCGGCGGCGGCCTGGCGGAAGTGCGGGCCAACATCGCCGAGATGCGCAAGGAGTTCACCCAGACCGGCAACACCGAGGGGCTGGCTTGGCTGGACAAATTGCTGCCGGTGCAGGAAGCCAAGGTGCGCGCCGACGCGCTCAAAAAGAGCCTGGACGACCTGCAAACCTACCGCAGCCAGAAAGAAAGCAGCATCCAGGCGCAGGTGCAAGCGGGCCTCATCTCAGAACTGCAGGGCCGCCGGCAACTGGTCGCATTGCATCAGGAAGTCGGCAGCAAAATCACCGAGAGCCTGCCGCAGCTGCGTGAAATGGCGGCCTTGCCTGGCGAAGCCGGCGAGCAGATGCGTGACCTGCTGGCCAACCTGGAAAACGAGCTGATAACGCTGAAATCCACCACGGACGACCTGACGGCCGCGTTTAAAGACGGGCTGCAGGATGGCATGGAAAGCACGCTCAACGGGCTGGCCGATGGCACGCTAAACCTCAGTGATGCGGTGTTAAACCTGGCTAAATCGGTCGCCAATGCCATGGCGCAAGTTGCATCACGCAACCTGGCCGGCATGGCGATGGAAGGCCTTGGCAGCGTGACCGACAGCCTCAAGGGGCTGCTGGGTCTCGGGGCCAGTACGGCCGGCAGCGCCGCCGGCACCGCTGTTAATGCGGCCACCGATACCGCGACCGATGCCGCCGGTGCGACCACTTACGCGACGGCCATCACAACCGCCTCCACGGCGGGGGCCACCGCAATGGGCACCTCGATCACTGCCGGCAGCACGGCGCTGACGGGCGGGTTCACTACGGCGCTGACCACCGGCATCACGGCACTCACCACGGCGTTGACGACGGCATTTACGACCGGCGCGGCAACCCTGGCCTCGGCCATTGCGTCCGCCAGCGCCGCCGGCGGTGCGACTTCCGGTCTGGGTGCTGCTGCCAGCGTGGCGGCGGCGACCGGTGGCCAGATCACCGGCCCCGGCACCGGCACCTCCGACAGCATCGCGGCTCGCCTGTCCAACGGCGAGTTTGTCATGAAAACCGCCGCTGTCCAGCGCTATGGCGTGGACTTCATGCACGCGGTTAACCAGGGCCGCCTCGGCGCGTTCGCCGATGGCGGGCTGGTCTCCGACCCCGGTTTTAGCCGCGCGGCCGGGGTGAATCAATCCGTTAACCCTGATGCACCAGGTGCGCAAGGTGCCGGCGGCGGTACGACCAACCTGCAGCAGTACCTGGTGCTCGATCCAAACGAGATGCTGGACAGAGCCGTGAAAAGTGCGCCAGGTAACCGCGTCATGATGACCTGGGTCAAGTCCAATACTGCGACGCTCAAACAGTTGCTGGGGGGGAAATAATGGCCGTTCGTCTCCCATGGTTGATGGAGCCTGATTGGGCCGAAGGTGTCAGTGAAACCCTGTCCTGGAAAACGGACGTCCTGATCTCCCCGTCCGGGGCAGAACAGCGCATTGCCCGACGTCTGTCGCCGCGCCGGCTGTATGAGTTTACCGTGCTTGCCGGCAATGCCGACGCCCGCGCTTTGGAGACCCAGCTTTTTCATGCCGGCGGCGTCACCTGGGATATGCCAGTGTTTCCTGACGTTGCGGTTTTGTCGGCCCCCATCGCGGCCGGCAGCCAGGTTATCGCGGTGCCAGCGGCCGGCCGTGATTTTGTCGTGGGCGATAACCTGCTGCTTAAAGAGGGTTTCGGGATGTTGGCCAACCAGGCCGTCGCGCAGATCCAGAGCATCGATGCCGGCAGCGTCACCGTCACGGCCCCGTTAGGCGCGTGGCCAGCCGGCACATGGGTATATCCGCTACGGCCGGCCGTCTTTACCGATACGCCGGCAATCACCCGTCACAGTGACAGCCTGATGCGTCTGCAGCTGCGCTTTCGCCTGGCGGCACATAATCCGTTTGCGCCGGCGATGAATGCCGCTATCTATCGCGGGCATCCTGTGCTCGAACAAGACGCCGATTGGGTTGATGACCTGACGGCCGAGTATCAGCGCCAGCTCCTGGAGCTGGACAACGAAGTGGGCATTCCCTACCGCACCGACACCGCCGGCAGGGCTTTTATCATGCAGCAGCATGTGTGGTCTGAAATCGGTCGCCAGGCCCAGGCAAGGCTGCGCGGCCAGCTCTATTACCTGCGCGGTCGCCAGCGTGCGATTTGGGTTGCCAGCCAGGCGCAGGACTTCATCCCTGTGCGGACTGTCGGCAATGCGCTGGTTGTCGCGGTTGCCGGCTTTAGTGAGTTCGGTGTGGTGCCTGGCCGGCGTGACCTGCGTCTGCAGTTGGTCGATGGCTCCCGCGTTTACCGCCGCATACTCACCGCCACGCGCCTGGGTGATTACGAGCTGCTGTCGCTGGACGGTGAAGTTCCGCCGGCGGATTCCATCAGCCAAGTGTCATTGATGGCGCTTTGCCGCCAGAACACTGACGACATCACCTGGGAACACACGACCGATGCGGACGGGTTTGCCCAGGTATCAACCACATTCCGAGGGCTACGCGATGAGCTGGAGTGATTTTGAGTATTCCACCGCCAACGGCCAGCCGGTCACGCTCTATGAGTTCGTGCGGGGCGATACGCAGTTTTTCCGCTACACCAACGCCGATCAGGATATCACCGCTGCCGGTGCCGTATGGCAGCAGCAGGCGATCAGTGATGGCGGTCTGAGCGTCGGTGCCGGCGACAGCATGGACATTACGCTGCCTACGACCAACCCGGTAGCCATGCTCTTTCGCGGCCTGCCACCATCCCAGCCGGTGCGCGTTCGCATTCATCGCTGGCACGTCGGCGACAGCCAGGGCGAGTTCCGCACCGTCTGGATCGGCTCCATTACCGAGGTCAAGCGCGAGGCAATAGACCGCACCCGGCTTGTCACCGCCAGTCTGGCCAGCACCTTTACCCGCAGCGGCCTGCGCCTGACCTGGGGGCGCGCCTGTCCGTATTCGCTGTATGACCACAATTGCAAGGTATCGCCGGCGGCGTTTGGCGTCGGCGGCCTGGTTATCAGCGCGCTCGATGGCGTGAGTATCACCGTCAATCTGCCGGCCGGCTCGCCCGACGGTTGGTTTTCCGGCGGCTATCTGGAATGGCTGGCGGATGGCGTGACAGAACGGCGTGGGCTGCGCGCGCAGAGTGGCAACGTGCTGGGCCTGTTCGGCGGCTCGGCCGGGCTAAGCGTTGGCCAGGTGGTGGCGGTTTTTCCGGGATGTGACCGCACCATCACGACCTGTAACGACAAGTTTAACAACGTCCTGAACTACGGCGGCCAGCCTCACATGCCGGGCAAGTCGCCGTATCAGATTATCAAACTGTTTTAAGGAAACGAATATGTGGTGGGCTGTTGCGAGATTCGTTGCGGTGATTGTGGCGTCCTACGTGCTGAATCGCGCGTTGGCTCCGCGTCAGAAGAACAACACGCCGGAAGCGGCGACGGAGGATGACTGGAACCTGCCTCAGCCGACCGAAGGCACACCGCAATGCATATTTTTTGGCGATTGCTGGAGCGAGGACTGGTTTGTTCTTGCCTATGGCAATTACCGCTATGAAGCCATTAAGAAATAAGGGGAACGCCATGTTGATCACGATGGAAGATATCCGCGCTGGCGGCGGTTGTGCGCCTGGTCTGCGCGCCTTCTTTGCCCGCTATGGGCTAGACCTTAAGGCCTTCATTCGCGATGGTGGTATCGATGCCGAGCTGCTGGCCGGCACCGGGGATGCGCTGGCCATCAAGATTGTGCGCCTGGCACAGGCCAAATCTGAGCCGGAGGCTAACTGATGGGCGGCGGTGGCAAGGGGTCGAAGAAAGTCACGGTGGGCTACAGATACTCGTGGGATATCCAGGCCGGCATTGGCCGTGGCCCGGTCAATGAGATTGTGGCCATCAGCGCCGATAAAAAAACGGTGTTTGCCGGCACACATGGCCAGATTACCGGCAACACGTCGCTGTATATCGATAAGCCGAACCTGTTCGGAGGCGAGGACACCGGCGGCGAAGGCGGTATTCAGGGCCAGCTTGAAGTGATGATGGGCGGCCCTGACCAGGTGCCGTCTCTTTCATTATTGACGTTGCTCACGGGGTTGGTGCCGGGTTTCCGGGGGCTGGTCACCACCTTCTTTAGCGGGTTGGTCAGCTGCTACAGCGCCTCACCTAAGCCGTGGTCTTACCGCGTTCGCCGCAGTACGCAAGGCTGGGATGGGCCGGTGTGGTATCCGGAGAAGGCGCTTATTTTGCTGCAGAACACCGAGGGGCAGCTTGATGACGAGGCCGACCTGACCGCTGAACAGATAGCCAACCTGCGTGCGATCCATGCCATGAACCCGGCGCACATCCTTGTTGAGTGCGCCCTCAATCGTGACTGGGGACGCGGGCTGGTGCTGGGCGACCTGGACATTGACAGCTATCGCATCGCGGCAGACCGGCTCTATGACGAAGGATTTGGCCTCTGTTTTCGCTACAACCGCCAGGACGACCTTAATACGTTTGTGCAGCAAGTCCTGGATCACATCGGTGCAGCCCAATACGGTGACCTGAGCACCGGCAAACTGACGCTCAAGCTACTACGTGATGACTACGACCCCAATACCTTGCCGCTGTTTAC